TTAAGGGCGTACGTGATGTACGCCCGACTGCTTAATGTTGGTTAGAAAGATGTAATTGATGTTCTGTTTTTTCATTTTTTGGTCTAAAGACAATCAACACGATGAGTTGTAATACCGCATACACTTCCAACACTAACATTGGATTGCCATCTGGTGAAGCAATACCAATTGGTGATAAGAATGCATAAAGCGCAATTAAACCAAGGATCAATGAAACAGACGTCACTTTAATGTATTTCCAATTGGTTAAATCCACGTCGCCTTTATTGACGGTATTTTCTACATAAGGCTCACGTTTTAAGAATTGACCTAAAATCAACATGAAGACAACATCAAATACGAATAATCCGCCCATCACATACACGAAATTGATTTTCACATTGAACACCCAAACAATACTGAAATAAAGTACTACGTGTACAAGTAAAGCAATACGTGCAGCCAAGCCTGAAACAGTTTTATTAAATAAACCCACAGCAAATAGCGCCACGATTGGAATATTCACAAAACCGGCAAAGCGTTTAGTGATTAAGAAGATACCATCTGTACCAAACATCAAAAGTGGGCCAATAATCATGGTCACAATCGCCATAATGGTAGAGACTTTTTTCGCATAGACGATCAATTCTTGATCAGTACGTTGTTTTTTACTGATAGATGGTAATAAGTCTTTACAATAAATGGTCGCTGCAGAGTTTAAGAATGAGTTAAAGGTACTTAAAATTGCACCGAAAAGTGCTGCAATAAAGAAGCCTTGTAATGCGGTCGGCATCACTTTATTGACCAATAATGGATAAGAGGTATCAATTGGATTTAAGCCTTCACCTAAAATATGGAAACTCAATAAACCCGGTAAATTAAGAATAATCGGTAATGTGAGTAGGAAAAGCGCTGCAATTAAAATCCCTTTTTGACCTGATGCTAAATCCTTCGCCCCTAAACAACGTTGTACGATAGCCTGGTTCGTTGTCCAATAGAAGAAGTGAACAACCATAATACCAGTAAAGATTGTCGGCCAAGGAGTAGAGTCTGTTGAACTACCAATGGCGTTCCATTTTTCAACGTGAGTGGTAGTAATAATATTCAAGCCTTCAGAAATGCTACCATTACCTAAATAAAGCAATGCAAATACAGGCACAAGCAATGCACCAATCACTAAGATTACGGCATTAATGGTATCGGAAACGGCCACCGCTTTTAAGCCGCCAAAAATCGCATAAATCGCACCCACTACACCGATAGCAATCACGGTATAGACAATTGCTTGAGCGTAGCTTAATCCAAAGATCGTTTCTAGATTGAAGATTTTGTTAAAGGCAATTGCCCCAGTATAAAGTGCGGTCGGAATAACGATTAAAAGATAGAAGACTAAGAATAACCCTGACATAATCAAACGCGTTTGACGGTCAAAGCGATTTTCAAAGAATTCTGGAATGGTGGTATAACCATTACGCAAATATTTCGGCAACATATAAAGTGCCAAGAAACAAAGCGGAATCACCGTTGGTACTGTCCACGCAATAATAGAAAAGTTGTTTTGATAAGAAACGGCATTCACGCCAATCAATTGCTCTGTTGAAAGAGAGGTCAACACCATTGAGCAACCAATCACAATACCGCTTAATCCTCGTCCCGCTAAGAAATAACCTTTCGAGGTGGTTAAATCATCGTTTTTAGTACGTAGCCATGAAACATAGGCCACTAAAGCCGTTACGATGAGGAAACTCGAAACCGTTAATAGCATACGCTCCTCCTTGTAGAAGCCATTATTAATATCCATTTATAGAC